CAAATGGTTCTTTTATTAGATAGATTAGGATTAATGTCCAATTTAGCTAAGAGAAGAGCTACTATGTATGCAGTTAAAAACTTTGATGTATGAGTATAGAAGCAGTGTTAAAAAAGACATTTAATCAGACTGCTGTTTATTGGGGTAATCCTGTAGCAGATCATGTAGGTGGTTTTACCTTTGATGCTCCTGTTGAATTAACTCCTCCTGATAATGGGGTTCGTTGGGAAGAGATGATACAGGTTATTTCCGATCATAAAGGAAGTGAAATAACTTCTAGAGCAGTTGTATATCTTTTACAAGATGTTAAAGAAGAAGGAGTGTTATTTTTAGGTACATTGAATGATTTATATGATCTTGGTTTAGAAAGTAGTAATGGAGGAATTGAAGATCCTAAAGTATTTGAACATACATTTATAATAAAGAGATTTGATAAAGTTCCAGGATTAGGATCTACTACTGATTTTTTAAGAAAAGCTTATTTAACACCTAGTTTATCATTCGGAGGATTTTAAATGGCGAGTGCAAGTGAAGTAAAGGGGTTTGCCGAAGTGCAAGCTAATCTCAATGTAGAGATAAGGGCAATAGAAGGAGCCACTACGAAAGGCTTGATTCTAGCCTCTGCACTTATTCATAGAGATACAGAAGCAACAGCACCTTTAACTCCTGTTGATTTAGGTAATCTAAGAGCAAGTTGGTTTACGGTTACTGCAAATTCTGTTCCTTCTGGAAGAGGTACTGGTCAGTTTAAAGGAGTTAAGGCAGGACAAATGCTTGGAGAACATGGAGCTGTTATTGCTGAAGCACAATCAATAATTGGAGCACTAGATAAAAGTAGTAGGATAAAATCATTAATGATGGGATATACTGCTAATTATGCTCTATGGGTACATGAAAATATTGGTGCTAATTTCCAAAGAGAAGGAGCAGGTCCTAAATGGTTTGAAGCATCTGTACAAAGAAATAGTGGAAAAGTAGTACAAATAATTAAAGATAATATCAAGATACCATGAATTCAGTTTCCGAAGATATAAAAGACTTTTTGTTGTCCTATGGAGAATCCTCAGGACTTGATTTAGTTGGAGATCCTATTTATATAGGGGACGAACCTTCTTCTCCAATAAACAGTATTACTATTTTTGATAGTGGTGGATATCCTCCTGACTTAGGACTAATGATTCAGGGATATGAAAGACCATCTATACAAATAAGAGTGAGAAATAAGAAATATCTGGATGGAATACATCTGGCTCAAAGAATAAAGGACGCCCTTCACGGTCAGGCACAGATCACGATTGGGGGTACTTTGTACTCTGTTATTCAATGCACAAGTGGTCCCGCCCACTTGGATTGGGACAATAACAGGAATGCACGTTTTTTTATTAATTTTAACATACAGCGTCGTGCTGTATAAAAAAGGAGGTAAAGATGCCAAGTAAAGCCGTAGCAGGCGTAGGTACAAGATTTCGGAGATGGTCAGGTTCCGCATGGGCTGATCTTGCCGAAATTAACTCGATCTCCGGACCAACAATGAAGAGGGATTTTATTGATGTAACCTCTTTGGATTCAACTGGTGGGTATCGAGAGTTTATTACTGGATTTCGAGATGCTGGGACGGTTTCCCTTTCAATGAACTTCACGAGAGATACATTTGATCTTATGAAAGCTGATTTTGAGGATGCCGAACATGGTAACTATGAAATCGTACTATCAGACGATGAAAACACTTCATTAGAGTTTCAAGGTCTGGTAACTGAATTGCCATTTAACATCAAACCGGATGACAAAATAACGGCTGATGTGACAATTAAGATTTCAGGTGAGGTAGTTGTTAATTCTGGAGCTAACTCGGGTTTGTCCAGTTAGTTATTAATTGACTAATCAAGTCATTTTTTTATTATATTACAAATTATCAATTTTTTAATAATCAATTAAAACAATTAAAATCATGGGACAATTAGGAAGAGCAGATTTATTACAGAAGGAAATCCTTCTGAGGGAAAAGGTTGAACTTGGTAATGATGAGTTTGTGTTTGTTACACAAATGACAGGCCGGGAAAGAGATAATTTTGAACAATCTCTTGTAAAGAAAATAAAAGACAAAAAAGGTACGGTGGTTAGTTTTGAGCAGGTAACAGAAGACTTCCGTGCTAAATTAGCTGTATGTACTGTCTGTGATGAAGAAGGTATCTTGGTTTTTGAACCAAAAGACTATAATCTTTTAAGTATAAATATGAGTGCTGCCAAACTGGAAAAGATTATCAATGCAGCTCAAAAACTCAATGCTATATCTGAAGAGGATAAGGAGGCACTTACAAAAAACTTAGAGCCAGGCCAGGAAGACAGTTCCAATTCCGGCTCTGCAGAGAATTAGGAATAGTTCATCCAGACTACTTATTAGATCTACTTACAGGTCCTCAGCTCAGTGAATGGGAAGCTTTCGACAAGATGGATCCAATAGGTAGTTGGAGGGATGATTTTAGAATAGCAAAAGTAGAAAGCACATTAATTAATATTGTTCAGCAATTATATTGTAAAGAAGGAACAGAACCAGTACTTACTACTCCAGCAGACTTTATGATAAAATGGGGAGAAGAAGATGAACTTCCAGAACCAAAGAAACAAAGTCAGGAAGAATTGAAAAAGTTCATACTTGGGTTTGCAAAGGAACATAATAAGAGAATAGGAATGCAAAGTAAGAAATTACCAAAACGAAACACAGATAAATTCCAAGGACGATGAATATAGGTACACTTACAGTCACATTGATGGCAGATATGACCCAGTTAGACAAAATGACTACTGGATTAAATTCAATATCTCAAAGATTTAGAACCTTTGGGTATTTGGCTTCTACTGCTTTAACCTTGCCAATGGTTATGGCTGGTAAAGCTTCATTTCAAATGGCTAAGGATTTTGAATTCTCTATGCAAAAGATTGTAGGATTAACTGGTGTTGCTCAAAGTGCTGTTAATAAATGGAGTGATGAGATTTTAAAGATGGGTCCACAACTTGGTAAGACTCCACAGGAACTTGCGGATGCTTTATATTTTATTTCATCTTCTGGTATTAAAGGAGCAGAGGCTATGAATGTTTTAGCATTATCTGCTAAGGCAGCAGAAGCTGGATTAGGCGAGACAAAGGATGTAGCAAATGTTCTTACCTCTGCCCTTAATGCGTATAGAGGTACAGGATTAACGGCTGCTTACGCTACGGATGTACTTATAGCAGCCATTAGAGAGGGTAAAGCTGAAGCTCCTGGATTTGTTTCCGCTATGGGACAATTAATTCCAATTGCTGCAAATATGGGAGTTTCTTTTGATCAGGTTGCTGGTGGTATGGCAGCTATTACTTTAACTGGTTCTTCCGCAGCATCTGCTGCTGTTTATCTTAAAGGAGTATTTAATACATTATTGACAGCAAATAAACAAGGAGTAACAGCACTTAAAAGTGTTGGTCTTTCTTATGAATATTTACGAAAGGTATTAGCAGACGGTCCAAATGGATTAATCAATGTAATGCAAATATTTAGAGATGTCCAGATGACATTGGGAGATGAAGCTATTAAAGATGTTTTACCTAATATTCGGGCATTAACTGGATATATGTCTCTTGCAGGAAAGAACTTTGAGTATAATACAGGGGTAATGAAAAGAGTAACTGAAGCTACAGGATCATTAGGAGTTGCTTGGGCTGCTGTATCTAATACAATAAAAGTTCGTTTTGATCAAGCAATATCTCAAGCAAATGTTTCTTTGATTACTTTGGGTAAATCAGTTGCTGCATCATTTTTACCATTATTAGAAAAATTGGTTAAAAAGTTGGGGGAACTTGTAAAATGGTTTAATTCATTATCAGATGCACAAAAAGAAAATAAATTAAAATGGTTAGCTTTCATAGCAATATTAGGTCCGGCATCTTTATTAATTAGTGTAGTTGGATATGCTTTATCTGGATTAATATCTATTATAAGAGGAGTTATTGTAGTATTTAATCTATTAAGATTAGCTATAATAACTAATCCAGTTGGATTGCTTATAACAGGAGTATTAGCATTAGGAGTGGCATTAATGGCATTAGCACTCAGAACTAAAGATGCTACAGATAAACAGACTGCATTAAATAAAGTATGGGAAGAAGCAGCAACAATTCGTAATAATTCAAATTTTGGTTCTAAGTCTGTAGATGAAAGAATGAGTTTAATATCAAAATTAGATACTCAACAATTAGAAACTCTTAAAAATGATATTAATACTAGAATACAACTTGAAAAGGATTTGAATATTAAATTACTTACCACCAAAAAAGAAGGTCTAAAGGATGATAAATATATTCTTGATCAAAAGAAAATTATTGCTGATGCAGAACTTAAAATGTTTGATTTAAGAAAAAATCCTTCTTCTGCAAGGAATAGTTGGGATATAGGACAAAATCAGAATCAAATAAATATAGCAAATCAAGCTCTTCGTGATTATAAAGCAGAATTAAAGGATAATTTAGATTATCAAATAACATCTATTCCACGTATTATTAAATTATATGAAACTTATGGTAGAACGGTTTCTGCAGAAATTGAAAAAATAACTGATCCTATTTTAAAACAGATAGCATTAGCTGAGAAATTAAAAATATATAATGATAAGATAGCGGAAATAACAGGAGGAGTTTCAGACGAATTAAAATATACAGATTCGCTTGCTACTGTAATGAAAACATTAGGTATAGAATATGATGCTGTTGGTGCAAAAGCAGATATATTCTTAAAGGTGATACAAGATTTAACTAAAGAAGGATTGCCTGCAAATAGTAGAGAGATTCAGAAGGTTATAGAACAATATCAGAAATTGAGGCAAGAGATTACAGCATCTCCAATTACAAAAGCATTAACAGATAATTTGGTAATTCCTAATCTTGGGGATATATTAGCACCAGGTCCTAAATATTCACCAAAAACTGGAACGTATCAAAAACATACTGTAGAAGAATTAACAAATGGTCTTGTCAGGCAAGCAGAAGTAGTAAATATGCTTTCTAATTCATTTTCAGAATTGTTTTCAGATTTAAACATCGGTTTTAAATCTGCTAATTCTGGATTTCAAAGAATGATTAATGGAATGCTTCAATCAATTGCTAGGTTATTAACGGAGTTATTAGCAAAGGCTGCTCTTTGGGCAATATTGAATGTTATTACAGGTGGCGGTGCAGGAGCCTTTAAAGTATTTATGGGATTTGCAAAAGCTCCCGCTCCTCTAATTCCAGGAATGGCAAATGGAGGTTCTATTCCTCCAGGGTTTCCTAATGACAGTTATTTAGCACGATTAACATCAGGAGAAACAGTATTACCAACAAGTATGAATGGAGCTGCTGCACAAAGAAATGGAATGTCCGGGGAGGTCGTTTTTACCATTGCTGGAACAACATTGGTTGGAGTATTAAAGAATCAAAATAGAAAAACAAATAGTTATTCATAATGGCAAGTTATACGATTAGATATCAAATTGCTTATTATCGTAAGTCTGGAGGAAAGACTACCATTGATATACTTGAAAAAGGATATGGTGGTGGGGTTTCTAATTTACTTGCTGAAGACGATCCATTAGTTATTGCTAAAGAAGGGGATGTAAATAATATTTATAAACCAACTATAGGTAGTGGAGTAACTATTAAAATAAGAGCTACTCCTTTATCTTTACAGCATTTGTTTACTACTGATCCACAAAAGTATATGGTAAAAATATATGATGGGGATAGTGAGGAAAGTAGTGGTGCTGATAATTTAGTTTGGCAAGGATTTATTAATACTGGAATATACACAGAAAGTTATAGCACTCCAATATGTTTGAAATCATCTATTACAATTTATTGTAATGATGGTATGGTTTTATTAGAAGATATACCATATACACAAACAGTTGGTGGACTAAATTATACTGGATTTGATACCATAGGTAATGTAATGAGTAATGTATTTTCTAAACTTGAATTAGAGTTTCTTACAATAAAAACAGCAACTGATTTAAAATATGAGACACATAATAATCTTTTTACAGCATTGTCTATAAATAATGAGAATTATTATGATGAATCAGGAGTTGCAATGTCTTGTAGAGAGGTTTTAGAATCTATCTTTGGTGGAGTAGGAGGATTAGTAATATTTTTAAAAGGTTCTTCAATCTATATAATAGATCCTATCTGTTTACATACAAGTAGCACACGTGCTAGATCATACGATACGCACCCTACTTATGGTGCTAATGAATATGTTGGACAAAACTCTTATTTTGGTGGATATTTAGATATATCAAATAAAGATATTCGTTGGTTTGAAACCGGGTCAATAAAAGACATAGTACAGCCATTTAATTCTATTAATATTAAATATGATCCTTATAATTTAACAGATGTGATTTATGGGTTTAGTAAAGCAAATGCAGAAGGATCAGATACTTCATACTCAGAAATTACAAATAATGGTATAACATATCGTAGGTATGTTGATATAACAATGAAAGATTGGGATATTACTGGTATATATGGATTTAATGCTATTCAACAAATTGGTTTAGCAACGGTAGATGATCCTATGTATTTTATAGAACAGATACCTTCTGCAGCTGCTGCTTATTTTGAATATACATTTCCATTATCCAATATAAAACAAGACGATAATTTAATGCTTGAACTTAATTTTGATGTGTATCTTAATACGAAAAATGTAACTAATATCATAGAGCCTTCTGAAGCTGAAACTGTTATTAATACTTTATATATTGATGATATTGAAATTAAAATAGGAAATAAGTGGTGGAATGGAGCTAATTGGCAAGGTAGTGCTGCATCTACTAGAATATATATCAGGGAAATAGATGCTAAAACCGTAGATATATACAAACATAAAACCTGGTTTACCAGACGTAAATACTTAGGAACAGAAGATCAGAGTAGAATTGATGATAGATGGACAACTATTATGTTATATATACCTATCAGTGATGCGGTTGTTGTAGCAACTGGTTTACTCAATGGTTCTATTTCTATAAAAATACCTAAACAAATGACTACATTTGATCATGCAGATGTAGTACCTGAAACGAGCCCAGGAGGATATGCAACTACTACTCTTATACATAACATATTGATTAAAAATATTGGTTTTATTGTAGTTGATCTAGAAAAAATTAGTATAGGAAATGAAGGTATTTTAACAAATGCTATTATTGATTCCGCCGTTTATATAAAGAAATCTAAATTAGATTTTCCATTAACAAATGGTATTGGACCATATGGAGTATCAAGAGGTGCTTTTTCTAGTAATGAGGCAGCAATAGTAGGAGTAAATATTACAGGATTATCCAGAGCAGATAATGTAGTATATAAAACAGGTGAACTTTTATTACAATCATTGATGGGACAATATGGTAGTCCAAGATCAATATTATCTGGTTCATTAAATGTAAAAGATTATATTTCTATTATTGATTTTTATTTGATAAAGGATAGTACTTATTTAGGTGCAAAAGCTTTTTATATTGTAAATGGAGAATATCATGATAGGGAAGAGAGAATGGTTGTTGAGATGATTGAATTAACGGATATACGAGAAACAATAACATAATGGGACTAATAATAACAGAACGTTCTTTATTACCTGTAAGACGGGATAAACAAATAGGATCCTCTTCTTATGGTGGAGGTGGAGGAGGTGGAAGTACTTCATCTATGGGTGGAGGAGGTGGAATATCTGCTCACTCAGCATTATCTCAACTTGATTATGCTTCTTCCGGGCATACAGGATTTGCTCCTAGTGATAATCCTACATTTACAGGTTCAGTTACTGCAGATAATTTTATTTCTGGTGTACCTGTAGGATATTTGTCAGGTATTATAGCAATTTCAGCACCATTTCAAGCAACATCCATAGGTGTTGATCAATCTGATGATTTATTTTATCCTTTAATTACAAATTATAATGTACTTAATGGATTAGGTTATTATAATATGCCAGCTTTTGGATTTATGAGACCTACAGCTGCATCTAATGGTGGTAGTTATAATGGTGATGTAGTTATACAAAATAGTGGTGATGGTTTAGCTACAATTCGTTGGAAATTCAAACAAAACGGTAATATTATTACACCTAACGGAACTGTGGCATTACTTGAAAGTCCTACATTTACAGGTACTATTCATGCACCTATACTTCATTCTACAACTATCCTTACAGATCATATTGGAGAGCATACAGGATCACATACGGTAGTATTTGACAATGCAATTAAAGGGGAATCTCTTGAAAGTGTTACTGCATTCTCAGCAGGGTTTGCAGGTGTTGGTTATAAGGTAATTGAAACAGGTGGTATATCTTCACTTGAAGTTGATCAATTGACGGTAAGAGGTTCATTAAAAGTATATGAATTACAGATCAATAAAATAAGTTCTGTTAATGGGGGTATGATTATTTCCATTGCTAATGCTAAATGTACTACTGTATCAGGAACTACAATATACTTTGATGAAGGTATTGGTTTAACTATACCTTTTGTGGTAGATGATTATATTAAAGCTCAGCAATTTAATGGAACTGGTGTAGCAAGTTATTTAGGTAAAGTAACTGCTGTTAATGCTGGTAATATTGTAGCGACACAAATAGGAGCTGGAGCACCTTGGAATGGTATGGATTTAGTACAATGTGGTAACTCTAATACTGCTACATATCCAGGGAGACAAAGTGCTATTTATTTAACAGCTGCTGATACTAATAATCCTTATATATCCGGTTATACAGGTATAACAGATGGTTTATTTGCTGGACATGAAATATTTAGATTAGGTAATCTTGCAGGTATTCATGATGATAATTTTGGTGGTGATTTGACAGGGTTTGGATTATATGCACAGAATGTATATTTGACGGGTTCTGTTAAAGCAACAGAACTATATACAGGGGACATGAATGCAGAGTGCTTATATATGAATGGTAATCAATTATATGAACAAGGAACAGCCACTGACAGTGCTGGCATATATGTTAATTGGTTAGGGTATCATCATGGGAATACTTATTTTAGAGATTTTATTATCAGTGATGGAAAAAATCAAGCTACCGGAGTATTACTTTATTGTGTAGGTGCAACAAAAAGAATAGGAATTGCAACTAATAGTGCTCCAGACAGTACTTTTCAAGTTGCTACATTGAATGGAGCGGGTTTGAAGATAAACTATAATGAAGGTGGTACTAATTATTTATATGGAGCACTTACTACTGATAGTGCTATAATTGTAGGAGGCACTGTAACAGCAACCAACTTCATATTAAGCTCTGATGAAAGATTAAAAGAGAATATAAAGAGTATTTCCTGTGCAATGCCAATTAATATTGATTATAAAACATTTAATCTTAAATCAGACCCATCTCAAAAAAGATACGGTGTAATTGCACAAGAATTACAAAAAACACATCCTGAATTAGTAAGGACAGATAGTGAAGGTATGTTATCAGTGGCATATATAGATTTACTTATTAAAGAAGTAGCTTATTTAAAAGATAAGGTAGCAGAACTTGAAGGGAGAATCAGATAATGTCAGTACCTGATAATTTTACTTTTAGTTTACAAGATGTAGTTGATGAACTTACCTGTGCTGGGGACATGCAATCTTGTGTAGATAGTGCTGTTGATGGACATTATGATTCAACATATTCAGGTGAAGTAGGATTAAAAAAGTTTAGAAATTATACTAGATTTATTGCAGTTCCTGGTATATATTTTGATTCTTATGGTGATCCTATTGGTACTACTACAATAACAATAACAGCAGGTAGTGATTGGTATACTGTTGTAGATAATAGTCAAATAACAGGTTTAAGTGTATATCCAACATCAGGAACTGGTAATGGTACAATAACCGTAAACTGTAGCAGTCAAAATGGAAATGCTTATGCATTAAGTGGTAGTGTAACTTTTTATAAAGACTCCTCTCATACTATATATCTTGGTACTGTTATTGTAATACAAAATAGTTTATAATTTAATTATAAATATATGGCAAGTTACAGTTATAAATCAAATGCAGAATTAGACACAGCACACCCCGATCTACAAATAGTATTCAGGGAGGTCATCAAAGTGTTTGATAATATCATTGTATATGGTAATCGTAGTATTGCAACTCAGTTTGTTCTTTATAAGAGTGGTCGGTCATTCATCAATGGTAAATGGGTTGTTACTGATAAGAATCTTGTAGTAACAAATTGTGATGGAATAAACATCAAATCAAATCATAACTATACTCCTTCCAGAGCAGTAGATGCAATCCCTTATCCTATTGATTGGAATGATGTAAAAAGAATGCACTATTTTGCAGGATTTGTTATGTGTAC